CAATTTTTTTTGGATGGGGCATTCCTGAGAATATGCAACTTAATTGAGAGGAAATATGGACATCACTACACATAACCGACTGGAATTTACATTAAAGATTGGAGACAACTCGTATTCTTTAAAGGTACCAAATGGAGTGGCCGCAACCGAAGCGATGGAAGCATGCGGATTTTTTTTAGCGTGCCTCGAGAAGTTGAAAAAAGAAAAAGAGGAAGCTCTTGAGGCGGAACAATCTCAAAAACCGGATGAAGAAACTGTTTCTCTAGTTGAGGAAAATATATGACATATTCTCGTTTTATTAAAGTAGGATTGGAAGCAGCTCAAGGTGACGACCATACAGGTGCAGGAGTAGCTTACGCTGCTTTAGGCTCTCCCACCTCTAACCCAGCTTATGCGATTATTATTTCTTCTACTTACGATACCTCTGTATTTTTATCCATAGATGGATCAACCGATCAAATTTTTGTTCCCCCCAGTCAAATGGAAAGATTGGATTTTGGAGCTAATAAAGAAGGAACAGGAAAATTCATTCTTCCTTCAGGAACACAATTTTATTTAAGACAAGGACCTGACGGAGCTCCCACGACGGGAGATCTTTATATATCCTTTTTATTCGGAAGGTAAATATGGCCTACGGCACACGTGTAATCTTTGAAGCTGTAAGAGAACTCGCAGCTAGCGCGCTTTCGGGAAGTTATGTCGCACTTGGAGTTCCTACAACTGGACATGTAAGACTTCTCTCAATTAATAATTCTGCAGCTGAAGAAATATATGTTTCGTTTGATGGAACGACGGATCATTTACGTTTATCAGGGAATTCATTTAAACTTTTAGATCTTTCTGCAAATAAAGTAAGAGACGATGGGCTCTTTATTCCTATTGGAACTCAAATTTCTATCAGATTTGTGAGTACCACTACGGTAACAGGAGCGGTTTGGGCAGAAATAATGGATGCGGAGGGAGGAAAATAAATGTCTCAACAAGGGCGTTTAAGAGATATCCCCACAGCATTAGAGACATTGACAGGCAATACCGGTGGCGCTGTTCTTCCTGATGGTGCCGGCAATATAGATATAGTAGGTGGCGACACTACCACTGTTGCAGGAAATCCCGGGACAAATACTCTTACTATAGATGCTTCGACTGCCGGATATCCCATCACTCCTTTTGTGGTAGGTGTTTCTGGACAGGCAGGATATGCCACTATTCAAGCTGGATTAGATGCAGCGAATACTGCTGGTGGAGGGATGGTCTATGTCCAACCTGGTACTTTTACTGAAGATTTAACTTTTTATGATAACATTCAACTCTTTGGTGATTCCGAACAGGCCACAGTAATTGTAGGCACTCACACTCCTCCCACAAGTGGAAATTTAAATATCTTCAGATGTACCTTTCAAGATGCAACGGCTATTTTTAGTTCGGCGGCGGCTGGGAGCACAACGATTATTATTGAGGACTGTACCTTAAGTGTTACAAATGGTTTCTCTTTCGACATTTTAAATTGGACAGGATCCGTAGCAGCATTTGATATAGGATTTGGAGGAACTAATGATGGAGCCTTCAGAAATACGGGCGGCGCATCGTTATTTGTTTTTGCAGCCACTTGGGGAATTGGGAGCGGACAAACTTTTATTGCTTCAGGACTTGTAGAAATTACCACTTCTTTTTTAGGGTGCCCTGCTGATTTCCAAACAGGAGTCTCAGGGTTTATTGCAACTTCCCAATTGAACGATACAGTCACCTTTTCTAATAATTCTTCGTTAGATTTTTTTAATTGTTCGTTTGATACAGTCGCTAATCAAGCCATCACAATGAATTCCTCAGGCGCTTGTTCACTAACTTCTTGTGGAGTCGATTCTTCTAATAATCCTGCGATAGGGGGGACAGGAGCTGGAACTTTAACCTTAACTTCCGTGGCTTTTCCTGATAATAATTCCTTCGCTGGCACTCTTACAATCGCTGGGGGAAATCAATATAGCGCTACCTACAAATCGGATTACACAAATCATGGAATTATTCTCGGGCAAGGGGCTATCTCCAATATGGTAGCCACCGCAGCTGGGTCCTCTGGAATTCCTCTTATTGGCCAAGGAGGGGCAGCAGATCCCTTATTTGGAACAGCTATAGTAGCAGGAGGAGGTACGGGAGCCGTCACCCTAACTGATGGGGGTATTTTGTTGGGGTCTGGAACCTCAGCCATTACGGCTACAGCGCAGCCAGCATCAGGGGAATTACTTATAGGATCAGTGGGAGCGGATCCAGTTCTAGCTACATTAACAGCCGGAGTTGGCATTACTGTAACCAATGGTGCAGGAACGATTACTATTGATTCCACTGGTGGTGGAATAACTTGGAATGAAGAAACTGGTACCTCGGCTACCATGGCGGTTAATACAGGAACGATAGCAAATAATGCAGCTCTTGTTACCCTTACTCTTCCCTCTACTTCTGCCATTGGAGATATTCTTCGTGTCACAGGAAAAGGAGCAGGAGGAGTAAGAATAGCTCAGAACGCTGGAGAGACCATTTATTTTGGTACTTTTACAACCACTACGGGAGTGGGAGGGAGTTTGACTTCAACAGAAACACGAGACTCTATAGAATTAGTCTGTATAACGGCTAATGATGAATGGAATGTGATTAGCTCGATTGGAAATTGGACTGTAGTGTAATAAGAATGAATGAATGTTTTCAATTAATAATAGAAAAGAACGACGAACTTTTTACTTTAATATTTATGTTTACTCTATCTTTTTAAATTAAAGGATAAAAAAATGACACAAAATGCGATTAACAATACAGCCTCTATCATGGCAATTGATAATATTACCATTGATGGGAATACAATAAGTTCTACTGACACAGATGGGAATATTATTTTAGACCCTAATGGAACGGGAACAGTTCAAGTAGCATATGGAACTGCAAATGCGATTACCACATACGGAGCAAGTGGTGCGCTGAGTGAAGTAGGTCCTTTAACCGATGGACAGTTATCTATCGGATCCACAGGGAATCCTCCGGTGGCCGCAACACTAGCATCGGCTAATAGTGCTGTTACCATTACCAATGGCGCTGGAACCGTTGATTTATCTGCTAAGATGATACAATATGTAGTGGCCAACGATTCTACTGCCGGATCTACCACTGTTAGGATTCCCTTTAATAATACAATTCCCCAAAATACTGAAGGAGCTGAAATCATGACGATTACTATTACTCCTACTTCTAGTTCTAGCATATTGGTTATAGATTGTAGAATTGCTTATGATACCGACGCGAATAGTATCCCGGCAATAGCTCTTTTTCAAGATACTACCGCAAATGCTCTGGCCGCTACCCCATTACAAGGGTCTAGCTCTGTTACTCCTAGAATGGCAACCCTTTTTTATTCCATGGCTGCTGGCACCACTGATGCTACTACTTTTAAAATTCGGGGTGGACCACAAATAGCCACTACTCAAACTTTTTTTTGGAACCAAGCTGATGGGACAGCAAACCTTTATGGGAGCGGTAGATTTCAAAGTAGAATGACAATTTATGAGTTGGAAGTGTAAAAATGAAAAAACTTTTTGAAGGAGCTTCCTTAATTTCCGCATTTTTTCTAATTTTGACAACGGTTTCTTTTTTTGTTTTTAATGTACAAAAGCAAAAAGAAAAAACCAACGAGAGAAATAAGGCTGAAAAAGAAATGTACAGGCAATCTAAAGCACACGGCAAAGATAAACAGCTTGCATTGGAAGATCAAGAAAATTCATTTTACTATTATTTTGAAGATGAAATGAAAAAATCCGACTCAAATAAAGAGGAGTTGGATTATTTAAGAAAAAAAACCAATCCTTTGTGGCATTATTATGAAGATGACAAGATAAATATTTTTCCGGGGATTTATCATGAAAACGGACCTACCCCGTTGGGCGATTAATTTTATAAAAACCAATTCCATTGTTTTTCTTAATATACTTATCTACTGCGATTCCATCCATTCGCATTTGCTCCATATCATACGTTATACGGGGAGCGCATCGCGTCATAAAATACCCAAATGCTGTGAAATTTCCATCATCTCCAAAATCAACAATTTCCTTTTTTAATTCTTTTTTTCGAGCATCAGCCGCCTTTGCTACGTCATCATGATCACTATACTCTTCTAAAAGCTCCTTAAGGTGAGGATCATCAACTCGAATATAATCCTTTGACGAAGGTTTTGGAGGCGCACCTCTTTGAATCAACTTCCAAAATTCTTCAGCCTTTTCTCTCATTTCTTTTTGAAGGGTAGGTTGCGCAAAGGCTTCTACTGTGAAACAGGATTCACAACGATAGTCCCAAATAGCAACAAATGCTCGGATTGGCTGGCACAACATAATCTGCCATTGAATTTGATGTTGCCAATACATAGGAAGAGAGCTATGTTCACGAGCATTCTCTAGGATCTTATCACTTACAGGGCATTTGATCTCTGCTAAGATCTTTTTATCATCGTCCCATCCATCTAAGGAAGCCTTGAAATGGGGGCTATCTATATCTTCTATGCAAAGAGGTTCCAACTGGAGCTGTTGATTTTCATTGAGCCAATCTCTAGCTCGCCCCTCGTTTTTAATTCCATGAGCCATAGCTGGATTAATAGGCTGGGGGGCACTGAACCCACACTTTTCATCCCACAGTTGCAGCTGCGTCGAAAACTTGTTGCTCCCCATAATAATGCCCATATCGGACGCACCTAATCCATTTCGACGCCACCTCAACCATTCATCTGTTCCTTGAGTAAAGCTCACGGTTTTCATTTAGTTTACTCCAAAATCAAAAATGGCTGGATCCGAAACAGAAGCATCCTCTTTTTTTTCTTTAGCATGAGAAGGGCTGAAGTCAATAGATAATGCCTTTACAGACATGTCTATAGCTGTCTCTCCTTTTTTGTTTTGATAGGTAGATGGAGGATTGAAGTCTCCTACTACAGTTACGCAACTCCCCTTTTTTACATGGGGAAGAATGTGGCCACAACTATCTTTCCAACAAGAAATTTTAAACCAGATTGAAATCTTTTCTCCGCCTTGTGTGTGATTTATACAAAGAGGAAAAGAAGTAACCTTAACATTGTTAGAAGTAAACCTCTCTTCTGGATCTCTTCCAACAAACCCTGTTAAAAATATTTTTTTCATATTAATCCTCCTTGGCACGTTTAATATCACGAATTCTTTCTACACATTTAGTGTAGTGTTTAGCAGGTAAATCTGAAATCTTTTGAATGTTAAATCCTTTAAGTAAACTACTTACAATTTCAGGATAGCTGGAAAGTTCTCCCGAAATAATTTGAAGCTGAGCTTTAGAAATGGTAGAAGATGGAGCTTCCGATCCATTTAGAGATCTAGGGTTTTTCATGGCCACCTCTCCATCATCATCTTCATCACTGGCTACTACTCCAGTGACAGCCGAATACATATATCTCCTTAAATAGGTGAGATAGCTCCCCATTGTTTGAATGTCACTTTTAGGAGGTTTTACTGCCATGTTCGATTCAATCCATTGGCCCGAAGAGTGACAAAGGCGAGTGTAAAGATAAACCCCCTCTTCTTTAGTCACCGTTCTTTGAATAACGCAAATGCCATTCTTAGCTAAAAAAGGCCGCGACGCTTTAACAACAGACGCTAAATCAGCATAACGACTTTTGAAAAAGGGATTCACACTATCTGTGCGCGCTACTTCCATCTCTAGTTGTGCCTTAGCAAGGGCTGTAAAAAGCTGATCCAATTCCTCTGATTCAGGCTTCCTTGTTCGTGGTGAAACAGTGGGAGGGTGATCGAGCGATTCGATCTTAGCTGTTAAAGCAATAATTTCTTCTGGTGTTTCGTGGTGGTTAAGTGTTGTCATTATAATCTCCTATTTTAATTCGTCTTCTAAAAAGTCGTATAGTTTATTTCTGATTTCTTGAGTAGTGTTCTCTTGAGCTTTGTCTACCTGGCGATGATGGGTAACACATACATCATCCGGTGTCATTTGAGTAATCTCTTCCATTTGTTTCCTCATTCCCTTCTGCGATATGAGATACTTCATTGTATTCAAAATCGTAGAAGTGCATACGGAATTTAATGAATCAAATAGCTGCTCGTAAAGAGCATATATCGCTTCTTCTTCGGATGTAAAAAAGCTGCCGATCTCTTCTTCTTGACTAGAAGCGTATTCTACATCGGTATATTGGTAAGCAGTTAACATGGTGTGGTTGTCCTCTGTTAAGGGTTGTCTTAAATCTACCTTCACTATAACATGTCATATGATATGAAAGTCAACCAAAAAGGTATTATTTTGACACAAAAAGAAAGTCTTGATACTCAACTTAAACAATACCAACATTTCCTTCGGAAGAAAAAAATTACGTGCGATGTCTTGAGTAAAGAAATGAATTATAGTACAAGCCATGTAGTAAAGGTCTTTAACGGCGGATGTCCTCCTGGCAAGAAGTTTATGGGAGAGCTTTTCAAAGCCACCGAAAATCTTTTGCAAAAAGATCTCACAGACTTTTACAACTTAATACGAGGAACCCCATGGTCATATTTTTTATTGGACTAGCCTTTATGCAGCTCCAACTTTTAGTCGTTTCATATTTTTTATTGAGGTTTTATTCTCGGAGAAAAAGTTTCTCTTCTCTACTCACCCCTTCTTCGTCTGCTTCTAGTCTACTAGATATGGATTCGCGAGTAGTTCTAATGGAAAAAAAACTGAATCAAATTGCTGATGAAAACCTTAACTGGGTAAACGTGAGCGAGAAACTTCCCACTACCAAACACTTTGTGAGCGTTATTCTTTCGGAAAGCACACGAGAAGAAAAAGGACTTTTTAATCCCAATGACCAGACTTGGTCTCTTTTCCAAGAAGGCAAATGGAATAAAAATTTATCTTTGCGCGAAGTTTCTTTGTGGAGGCCGTGGCTTGACGGCTCCAGAACAGGAAATGAAAAAGATACTTCATAAAAAAGCGCTCAGGAGAACCTAAGCGCCGAGACAACCTATGAGAACCAACCACGATTCATCACTGGATAAGAAAAATCCTACCACTCTATATATTTATTTGATAGGGTTATTTTTATGATTTGAATGAAGGAGTAAAAGATGAACGAGTTTACAATCCCCGGCGAATACTTCTCCGATTATGATCTTTCGATGGAATCTTTGATGATAATAGGATGTTTTATGTCTGGGGATCTTCCATCAAATGATCTTTCATTAGGCCATGAAGACCTATGTGTTCATAAGGACGCTCAATATGATATTAGTACGCGCGACCTATTGGAATCTATAACCAACATTATTCCAATTTCAGAAGTAGACGTATGGAAAGCCTTCGAAGAACTCGAAGAAAAAAAAGTTATTTATTTTAATTTTTTAGACAACCAACACCGCGTTGAGTGCGCTTTAGAATTCGATGATGATTATTTACATTTACTCCAAATGAATGAGCGGGAAGAAGATATAAAAAAACTATTGAAGTTTTTCCCATTAATGGAATTAATGGATATGACTGATTATGACGACGATGGAGTTCTACTTTAGAATAAGATATTAAACAAAAAAATAAGAGAGGCTTTGAGAACAACCTCTCTTACAAATTAACACTACCTCACCAAAGGGTGTTCTCTCCAACATAGGACCGTTAAAGATATGTCGAAGAATACTCGTACTATAGATTTAAACCAAGAAGAAAAAGAATTTAAAAAAAAGAGAGGCCTTCGGATGGGCCTCCCTAACACTTTAAACTTCCTACCACAGGAGATGCAAAAAGCTATGGCAAACAGATCCCCAACTTAACAAAGGAAACTGTCATCACGACAACAGATCCCAAACACAACCAAGGAACCCGCAATCATGAGAAAACAAATCCCCAACTTAACAAAGGAATCTATTAACATGAGCCATCATAATCAAAATCAAGATTTAATCAAAGAAAATTCTCATTTAAAAGAAAAAGATTCCAAAAGAGAGATTTGGCCCGTCGACATTACTCTCGGTCAAAAATATTCTCTTAAATTTGTAGAAAACGCATTTCTGTGCATGATAATTTTACTTCAACATGTCTATAAGGGGAATTGTTATGCGGGGAACCACCTATTTAGGGGCGTGTTAGGCATAAAAGATGAATGGATTAGGACGGCTTTAATCAAGTTTCAAGAGATGGGATTGCTTTGGTATTATGTTTATCCCAGTAAAGATGGTAAAGGGGGTAAGGAGAGATATATTGTTACTCCAGAATCGATCCGTACTTTTCAGGAATATCTCGCATCACAAAAAGAATGGGATCTTTTAGACCAATTTCGCACTGAATTCGCCTTAACACCTATTTATCCTCATGATTTAAGACGCACCCCCAAAAAACAGAAGAAAGAGGCACAAGTCGTTGATTCTATAGAACCCCCAAATTCTGGTGAGAAAGATAGGGTACCCCCAAATTCTGGGGATAGGGTACCCCCAAATTCTGGGGATCATATAAATACTACGTATTTACTTAACAATATAAACGACGTTACAGGTAAGGGGGCTGAAGCCCAGCCAGCGCCTTCGGCTGCTGCGCACGTCGTTTCTCTTTGTGAATTGAAGAAAGAACTGGGAAACTCTTATTCGGAACCAGCTATCGAAATAGGGGTAAAGTGGTATGAGATCCAATCACCTTCCAAAAAAGCCAAAATGAACAACCCAATCGCATGCATTTCCAACGCTCTCAAGAAGGGATATGCCCAAACTGAAGTGGCAGCCTACAACAAAGAGGTTGCAGCTAAGCTGGCTCAGAAACAAGAGTTGAAAGAGAAGGATGAGATAAAAAAATCTGAGATGTGTGCCAATGAGAAATTAGCCCATCAGCTTGTTAAGAATTCCTCACACCTCGATGGATTCAGCTATAAGATGGACAGCACATGCTTTAGAGTTTTCAACCACTCAGTGGAAAAAGTTAGAGACCCAGATTCAGAGGCTGGAGGATCAATTTCCTTGATGCCAGATGGAACTAAACGCTACGGAAACCCTGCAATTAGGGTAGACTTTAGCCTGCCTCCGAAGGAATTTAGGGAAGCCCTGAAGAAATTCTTCAATGAGTGTCTCTGGAATTTATCACAAGAAAAACAGATGAGGATGAGATTATGAAAAACCTCACAATTTATTATCCCTACGGGACACAACCAGTATTAATTCCCGTAGATGGGAAAGATATGAACACTTTTCTGGAACTCCAATACCAACAGAAAATAGAAGAGCTCATTGAGAATGTGACAATTTTAAATGAAGGAGGATTCTATGATCGTATATGAAATCCCAGGGGATCCTATTGCTCTTCAAAGGCATCGTCATTCAGGCAAAAGATGCTACGATCCTCAAAAGAAAGCAAAACAAGCACATCAATGGCATATTAAAAGCGCCATAAACGGCCTTTTTCCGGCCCACAGCGCCATTAAACTTGTAGTGGAGTACCATATGCCCATTCCAAAAAGTTATTCCAAAAAAAAGGCCTTAGAATGTCTTTTAGGTCCTCACACCAAGAAACCAGATCTTTCTAACTTGCTAAAATTCACGGAAGATGCGTTTAATGGTATTCTTTGGGAAGACGATTCGATCATAACTGAGATCGAAACGAGGAAGTTTTATACTCGAGAGCCCAAGACTGTTTTTAAAATTGAAGCTGTGGCTCAAAAATATATGGAGATGAAATGCTAGAACTTGACGAAGACACGATAAAATTAATCCAACAAACAAAATTAAAGTTTGTTGAAGTCGCTAATAATTTTCCAGACGAAACTCCTATCGGAGTATTAATATATGCGTTGGTTGAAGTTACAACTGGGTTTTCTATTCCGGCTTTTAATACAACTAAAAATAAAACCCTAGAAGGTATCATCTCTTTATTTAATCAATATTTTGATGGAGTGCCAGATTCATTCTTTGTTGAAGATAAACCCCAAGAAAATAATATATTTAATATACAAGATGCAATGGTGGGAACCATCCAATGAAGATATTTTATAATTTTTCTATCTCTCCCCTTCTGGAAAACCCAATTAAAAATGATGATTTTTATCTTTTCATCGCCTGTATTATTTTTATTACCATTCTATTATCGTTTTACTTTATTTCTACTAAAGACCCTAAAACAAAAGGGAAAAAATGAAATTGATTGATATAATTACTGTTTGTGATAACATAATGGTATTATATTAATTAAAAGATTCGGTTTTCATATATGAAAATACTTACAGTTTATGAAAAAAACTCTTTCTATCGATATCAAGACGTTTATGTTTCCCACGAGTTTGAAATCACCGACCAAAACAATTTGATTGTCTATAAACGCGATGATATTACCGGTGAATCTAATCTTCTGGCTCATTTCAAGAATTGGGATTATTTTACAATTGAAGAAGAGTAAAAAATATATTTGCACATGCGCTGAATGTGAGTGGTGCAAGGCTGGACTTAACTTCAAAATTTTAGTAGAGGAAGAAATGTCCATGGAGAAGCCTAAAAAAGAACCAGCGTCTATAAAAAAAATACTTCAAAACCCACATTGAAAATTAATTTCCCTCCTTACTTGAAATAATCATTACAATAATTTAAAAGGAGCTTTATTAAGAACCACCTTAATTAGGCTATGCAACACGAAATTTCCGTTTCAAAAGAATACATAGAAACAGTATGTGAATGGCTTGAAGCCTGGGCAGCAGAGGAAGATAGCTGGATCCTTCCACAGTTCTTAAAAAAACATGGAATTGGATGGAGCTACTTCAGATCCTTAATGGATATTTGTCCAGAGCTTCATCATACTTTTGAGGTAACGATAGCAGGGCTATGCACCAAGTGGGTGCTCTATGCGTTTTCTAACAAAAAGGACCTTCCCCAGCACATGCAAAAAATTCTCATGAAATATCTTCGCGTCTATGACAACCATGCATATTCCGTAGATCAAGATGCTAAAAAAGAAATAGCCAACAACACTAAATTTGCCGTGAACAACTATGCAATTGAAGACTATTCAAAAGAACGACTTACGGGCCTTTATAAAAGCCTCTACGACGCAAGCGTTAACAAACGTCGAAGTGGAAAGCCGTCTTAATGAATTCAAACCTAGACCATATCAAGCGCCGATTCTGAAAGCTTTAGCTTCTGGTTATAAACGCGTCTTGGCTATTCTTCCGCGCCGCGCAGGAAAGGATATTACAGCATTAAATTATGTGATCCGTCAGATGTGGGAAAATCCAGGGGTATACTATTATATTTTCCCAACCTATTCCCAGGCTAAAAAGGTTATTTGGGATTCCATTACCAATGAAGGGAAGAGAATTCTAGATTATTTTCCCCAAGAACTTGTTCTACAAATGAACTCCCAGGAAATGAAAATTCGAATGATAGCTAAAGGAGGAAAAACCTCTCTTTTCCAGCTTATAGGGTCAGATAACTATGATTCACTCATGGGTACCAATCCTCGAGGATGCGTTTTCTCGGAGTATGCACTTCAGGATCCCATGGCCTATACCTATATACGTCCGATTTTGACGGCCAACGGGGGCTGGGCCCTTTTTATTTCTACTCCCCGAGGAAAGAACCATCTCTGGGCGCTCTACCAGCTTGCGAAAGAATCTCCTCATTGGTTTTCCTACAAATTAACCATTGAAGACACGGGTCACATCCCTCTTGATGAAATCGAAAGAGAAAGACATGAAGGTCTAATGTCTGAAGATATGATACAGCAAGAATACTATACCTCCTTTGATATGGGTGTAGAGGGGTCTTACTATAGTCGCTATATCGATAAATGTAAAAGAGAATCTAGAATTGGAATAGTTCCTTGGGAAAATGGATTCAAGGTTCACACAGCCTGGGATATTGGAGTAAGAGACAAAACATCCATTATTTTTTTCCAGAACATTGGACAAACTGTCCGAATCATTGATGTGTATGAAAATAGCAAACACGGGATTGAACACTACGCCGAAATATTAGGGAACAAACCCTATCTTTATGGCATTCATATTGCTCCTCACGATATCCGCGTGAAAGAGTGGGGATCTGGAATTACTCGTTTTGAAAAGGCTCGTCAATTAGGAATTGATTTTACTCTCTCTCAAAACTATCAAGTTTCGGATGGTATTGAGGCAGCCCGTTCTTTATTTTCAAAACTTTGGATTGACGAAGAAAAATGTGAGGGCCTTGTTAAAGCTCTCGAAAACTATAGGCAAGAATATGACTCGAAGAAAAAAGTTTATTTACCTAGGCCTCTCCATGATTGGTCTTCTCATTTCGCTGACTCTTTTAGATATTTGGCCGTCTCGTTATCTAAGACAGCTGATGGAATTTCTGCCAATGAAATAGAAACGCGGTATCAGGAAGCTATATATGGAAGCGATACAAAACTACCGGCATTTTTTCAGGATACATATCAAGGGGGGAGCTTTTAATGAAGGAACAAGAGTTGGGGATTCATGATTGTTGCAATGACTGTGCTTATATTGTAAACGGATGTTTCATCGGATATATGGTGCGATTTTGCATCGAAATGGAGGATGGAAGATTAATGATGGGTAATGGAGAAGAGTGGACTCAAGTTGATTTTTGTCCATTTTGTGGGGTTGAGGCCGAAGAAAAAATAAAAGAAACAATGGACTTTGAAGACTACTTAATTACTCAAATGAAGGATATTTCCCAATGACACTTTTTCCTCAACTCGATAGCAATTTTTACTCTTATCAAACCGAACACGATAAAGACATAAAAGAGAGGATGGAAAAGACTTACGCTAATAGTATTACGATTAATCAGTCCTACTGGAGCGAGGCCGACATCGACGCAAGATTTAAGGCGGGTGACCAAACTCTGTGGAATGATATTTATGGGAATCTTCCTGCTTTCAGACGGAGAGTGTTTAATTTCAATCGAATAAGACGCGTCTGCAATATGATTACTGGATACCAGAGGCGCAATCGAAAGTCCACTATCGCAACACCTATTGAGAATAGTGATCAAGAAACCGCTGATCAATTCAGTAAAATTCTAATTTGGTCCATGCAAAGAGATAACACGCTTGAAACTATTTCAGAGGCTTTTGATGGCGCTGTCACAACCGGAATGAACCTTCTTTCGATTTGGATGGACTATCGTGATGATCCTATCAATGGGGACATTAAGGTCGACAATGTATCTTATAATGGCTATCTCATCGATCCATTTTTTAAAAAACAAGATTTAAGTGACTGTAATTTTATTTGGACGCGGAAATGGCTTACAAAAACCCAACTGAAATCGATCCTCCCCGATCGAAAAAGCGATATTGATAAGCTCTATGCCCGAGGAAGTCGTGATGGAAAATTTCAATTTATGCCTGAAGCATATAATTATGGAATGACCGATCTTCTGACGTATGACGAATATTGGTATAGAGACTACCGAACTCAAACCCTACTCGTGGACGTCAAGACCGGAGAAACCATGGAGTGGAGAGGAAAGGATGACGAATTAGATTTATTTCTCCATCAGTTTCCCGAAATTACCGCCATTGAGAATGAAATTCAAACCACAAAATTAGCGCTGGTGGTTCAGGGTGTCGTGATGTATCACGGACCAAACCCTATGGGAATTGATCCTTATCCTTTTGTCCCTGTGCTTGCTTACTACGATCCCCAAATTCCTTATTTCCCCTTCAGAATTCAAGGCGTTGTGCGTGGATTGAGGGATGCTCAATATCTCTATAATCGTCGCAAAGTGATCGAATTAGACATCTTAGAATCTCAAATTAATTCTGGATGGAAATACAAGGCTGATTCTTTAGTGAATCCTAAGGATGTGTTTCTACAAGGCCAAGGACGCGGATTAGCTCTTAAACAAGACGCTCAAATGAGCGATGTAGAACAGATTCAACCTCCAAGCGTTCCCCCTTCTATGATTGAGCTTTCTAAAATACTTGGAGAAGAAATACAACAAATCTCTGGGGTTAATGAAGAACTTCTAGGAAGTGCAGACGATGATAAATCTGGTATTCTTTCTATGCTAAGACAGGGCGCCGGCCTTACCACACTTCAGGTTTTGTTTGATCAATTAGACTACTCTCAAAAAAACATGGGAAGAATTTTCATGGATTTAATCCAAGCTAACTTCTCCCCTGGAAAAATAAAAAGAATCATTGGGGAAGACCCTCTCCCTCAATTTTATTCAAAAGCATTTGGAAAATATGATGTAACCGTCGAAGAAGGTTCTAACACTCCAACTCAAAAACAAATGCAGTTTAAACAATTATTGGCACTGCGGGAGCTCGGGCTTCCCATTCCTAATAACATCCTCTTGGAAGCATCAACGCTTCAAAACAAACAACAGCTCGTGGAAGCGATCGGCGCCCAAGAGGAAGAGCAAGCTCAGGCTCAAAAGATGCAACTCGACATTGCTCTTGAGGTTGAGAAGGCTAAAATAAGAGACCTCGATTCACGGGCCGAGGCAAATGCGGGGCTTGGTTTGGAAAGAGCGTCGCGAGTACAAGAAAACAGAGCTTTGGCTGTCGAAAGATTAGCCGCTTCAGAAAAAGATAGAGATTTAGGAACCCTTAATTTAGTGAAAGCTATGAAAGAGTTGGAGGGGATGGATCTTACGCAATTGGAAAATCTTTTGAGAATTACGCAAACCATCAAATCCCAAGAATCTTTAAAAGAAAAAGAAGAACAAGCTCAAGTTAAAACCCCAAACGTTGAAGAACTGGCTGTAATGGCCGAAGGAGAAAAATAATGGTTAAGAAGTATTATCAAGGGAAAAAAGATCGCATGGATGAAAGCCGTGGAATGAAAAGATATGAAGAAAAGCATAAAGGAAGAATGGATTCCGGTTACATGGGAATGATTTCAGAAGATCACTCTGCACCAGCGAACCTTCCTCAAGGTGTTAAGCATGAATATTATCCCAAATGTGATTACGTTGATTCTTATTATATGGATGATTCTATTAAGGGCATTGATGAAGCTAGTGGAGAGAGTGTGCGTAAAGTCGAACACAATCATCCTGATAGCAAATATTAATCATGGCGATGCCACGACCTTCAGGGAAGGCCTTGAAAATTGCGGAAGAAACTGTTCCAGGTTTAAATCGAAACTTGAGAGGTTCTACGCGCAAAAATAATCGAGGAATTCCTAAAGATGAAGTAGAACTTAAGATAGTAAAAATCAATGAAAACCGAGGAAGGCTTTCTCATGGTAACAAAGAGACAAGGATATGATTCTCGTCTTGACGAATCTCTCGGAACCAGAAATGGGGCTGAAAGAACATTTCATCAGACAATAAAAAGTCGAAGAGATGAATCGAAAGGAATGGAGAAACGTGAAAAAAAACGACCGTATAGTGGTGATCATGAGATGGATGTAGACGATAAAAAACGTCTTCGTCATCACATGTTGTCAGCACATCATAAATTCATGGCTCAACATCATCGTCGAAAAATGAATAAAAAATAATCACTTGTGTTAGATGTAGTCTTACACAAGTGGGAGGGGCATTAAAACGCCCTTCCTATTTTTTGGAGGTAAAAAATGCCATTTAAATCGAAAGCGCAGCAGGCTTACTTATTTGCAAGAGAGCCAAATGTTGCTAAGAAATTTGCTAAACACACGCCGAAAGGGAAGAAGTTGCCGCAGAAGGTTTCAAGAAGGAAGAAGAAATGATTTGGCATACTTTTCCCCATGTTCCTGAAGTCGATAGTCGTATTATGTTCGTTTTTAAAGGTTGCAAAGATGGAAATTATTTTGAAATGAAGGTAAGGGAAAGGGAAAATATAAATCATATCGAAAAGTGGTGTTATCGCGATGATTATGTAAATTTAATTAAACAACAAATTGAGGTAAAAAAGAAATGAAATATTTAATTAGTATCACAACTTTAATTACTCTTTGTTCTTGTAGTTATTTTGAAAAGGGAGAAGATTTTTCTCTGGATGTTGAAAAAAAAATTGATCTTCACTTTGGTCCGTCTCCAGTAGATAGTAATCAATGAAGAAAAAAATAATAAAACATCTTAAGGGTGACATAAAAGGATATAAAGATGAAATTAAAGAAGATAAAAATCTTATTAGATCTTTAAAGGAGAAAAAGAGTGGTAAAAAGAGCAAAAAAGCGTGCTGCAAAGAATGTGAACAAGGGAAAACGTGTAAAAATCGAGAAAGGAATGTCTCTAAAACGCGGAGAAGAAGAAAAACTGTCAAAAAAACGCGGAAGCTCCAACATAGGAAAGTATAAAGGTGTCGCCAAAGGAAAATTTTGTGGATCTAGTGGAGGAGCGGCGCCAGGTACCTACCCAGTTGATACTAAAAAAAGATGCAGCGCTGCTTTATCATATGCGCACAATGCTCCAAATCCTTCAGGAATTAGAAAGTGTGTGGCAAGAAAATGTGGTGCAAAAAGATCTCCCTCTACTGGACGAAAAACATGAGAAATGATATTATAAGGACTTAAAAACATCAATCCCTAATAAAGGGAGGAACATGGAGTTAGGTTATGAAAAAATTCTCGCAATCATATTTGTATTGGGTATTGTGTGGGCTGTGTGCTATTGGAATCGGGAAAGCTTTTTCGGCCTCTGATTATTCCAATCTTTTCGCTTTTTCCCATTCTTTAGATATTCATGCCGATGAAGAGAGAATGAAGAGAGATGGTCAAAGTCGAATAAATTCCGAAGCCAATCAAAGACAGCAGCAAGAAAAGGACAGAAGAGCCGCCGAAGACACAAAAAGATATGAAGAGGCGAAAAAGAAACGGGAAGAAGTATTGGCTCGCGTCAGGGAGAGTGAATTAAAAGCTCAGCAAGAAACTCTTAAGAATCAAAAAAACTCATTGAGCAAAATGAGAAAGGCATAAAACATTACTGAGAGAAGGCCTCTCGAAGATCGCATTCTATTTCCTTAAAGATTTCTTGCTGCTTTTTGTATGCTTCTTTTCTTATAATGGTTAAAGCCTCATTTAGAGTTATATTTTCATCTCCTAAAACATTATCAATAGGAATGAAATCAGACTGGTGATTCATAGTTTCCCTCTGGATTCATATATTTCCATCTTCTGTGTATATTTTTATAAGGATTTTTAGAAAAATTAATCCAAACAAAAACTTCTTCATTAGCTGCAAGATTCGTAATTCTTGCAATATAATTCAGATATTTTTGTGGGTCTTTTCCTTTTCCTATAGTTCTGGTAGAAATATCTTTAATGGGCACTCCGCGAGGTATCGATTTAAAAGGAGGGGGAGGGGGTAAATAGTTAGGTAAAGCTTCCATTTTTTATTCCTGGTAAGATTTCTAATAATAGTTTCATGTTTTCTGAGATTTCATTAATTCTTTTTTCGTGATCTCCATATCTTCTAAAGAGTCCACGTCGTAGATTATCTTGTTGTTCTTGTAAAACTAGAATTTTTTCAAAGTTAACTCCCTCTGGAGTAAGAAGACCTTCAAAAAGATCCATTTGTGAATATTCTTGTGTTTTCATATTAACCACTGATTTGTTTAATCTATAGTTTAACTACGATCCTCTTTAATGTCTAGATGTTTTTGTGATGGATTTAATTAAATAATTAACTTCAATGAGCTTTTGATTCATTTGAAGAAGGGTGTGTGAAATTATTTCAATCATTCCTTCAAGGTGAGCTAATCTTTCACCTATATTTGATGGGTTTGAATTGAGAGATGAATTTTTGTGAAATTTTGATGTAGGATTCATTTATTTTCCTTTGTTTACGTAGTGATAAAAGGTGGGTTTAGAAATTGCAAAGAGCAAACAGAGTTCAGTTACGCTCAAAGATTTTGAGTTGTACATGGCGACCATTTTATTTATGCGGTCTGGCTGAAGTTTGTTAGGCCTCCCTATCTTTTTCCCCCTTTTTCGCGCGCCCTCAATTCCTTGGTGTATCCTTTCGATGTTTCTCATCCTCTCATTTTCAGCCACCATAGCCATGAAATTGAAGATCATTTTTCCGGAAGCGGTATTAGTATCCATATCGGGATAGCCAACGATTGCTAAATTAACTCCTCTGACCTGAAGCTCTTCAAGAAGAAGCGCTAAATCCTTAGTAGAACGTCCGAGCCTATCAATTCCGGTGACAGTTAAAATATCGCCCTTCCTTAGGAATTCCATTAACCTTTCGAATTGGATTTTTTGTGAATTAAATCCAGAAACAGTATCGGAAAATATTTCTTCACATCCATTATCTTTAAGAAGGGCTATTTGGTTTTCCAAAGATTGCTTTGGGGTGGAAATACGGGCATATCCAAATTTCATTTTTTTCCTTTTTTACTTCCATTTTATATCATGAGAAAGGAATTTTTTATTAATTTCTTCTATTGCGCCTGCCCCTAAATTTCTAAATAAACGTAGGTCAGAAGGAGTTAATATAAAAACATCTTTTAGCGTAAGCATTCCTCCGCAGTTTAGAGCATTAAAAGTTCGAGTTGAAAACTTGGCGTTTTCGATGGGCGTCTCTAAAAATTTTCCATCTCCAGCGCTGATTATATTTTCTATAATAATCAACTTCATATCTAAACTATTAATTTTGTTTTCCCATTCTTCGATTTTTTCATTAAATTGTTCAGCGCGCAATTTGATATCTTCAATATATTTATGGCATTGATGAATTAAAGCAGAGGCTCTCTTGTTAACTTCTTTTTTGTAATCTTCTATGCTTTCTTTCAGCACTTTTATTTCTGTACTCATTTTCTCTTCTGGTGAAGGTTAAGAAATTCATGAGTTCCAGGTTATCTTAAGTCCGACTTTCTTTACACTCTTTTTTAACGAAAAAACGTTTCCTCATAGGCCTTTTTCTTTTTTATATCGAAAGGTAGGTAATGGGTGGTTATTTAACTCCTCATATGGTATGTTCTATCTTTTTAACCTTTAAAAGGAGTTTGTAATGAAATTTTCAAAGTTAATTTTAATTTGTAGTGGCCTATTATTAGGAAGTTCTTTAATTGCGGATGAAAGTTCTTTTAATCATTCAGTATATCTTGGAGCGGAAGTCACTAATAGGGGTGGTATCTATCCTATTTTAGGGGTTAGGTGTGAAGCCTCCTCTTATCTCGTGGATTGTCACGGCGGATATAAATTTTTAAAATGGAATAAGGGCCACGAGCATTACATGAGCGCGTCTGTGAATGTATACAAGACTCTCCTGAATTATTCTTCAGGAAAATTATATTTCGGGCCAGGAATGGAAATTCGACAGGTAGAAGTTGAATATGAGGGTTCTCATTATTCATCACCTTATAAGATGGCTCCTTCTATCACTTTGGGACGAACTTTTAATATAGATAAAACGAAAAGAATTTTTTTTGAAACATCTTATTTACCTTTACATTTTTTTAGAAGACAAAATTCAAATAAACCTGGTTATCGATCCGAGTCTTTGCATGAAACAATCTGTCGTGTCGGCGTAAGTCTATAATCTAATCTTATTTTTTCCTTAGGGCTCCTATTCAGAGAGCCCTTTCATTAAATTAAGAGACACAAACGGGTGTTTATTTTTCCTTTGAAAAACGAAAACCATATTCAATCGAATTCTTTTTTTATTTATTTTCCACTTCTAGAGCTTGTCAATATTTAAGGTTTTGCTTTAAAAGGGGTGAATGATGAAATTTTCAAATTTAAATCATCAAGAACAAGTTAGAGAAATATCTGAGTTCTTTCGCAAGACCGAAAACGAAATTAGAGGGATTAAGAAGGAGTACAGTGAGATTCTTCTAGAGAGTCCTCTCAAACAAGTCATCGATTTTTGGATAGAACAGGTAACAGAAAAGAATCATCTGAGTAAAGAGACGGCCGCTAACTACCAAAACTACTTGAAAGACTTGCACTCAAAGGGGATTTTGCTAGAAAAAACCAAAGAAGGCTTTCCGTTTACCCTACAACTATTTACAGACAACAGCCAATCCATCCTAGAGGCGCTTTTGAATTATTCAGATCTTTCTCAACAGCAAAAACGGCTGCGTCTAAGTGCCTTGATTTCATTTGTGAATTTTTTAAACCAGCTCACTGATGGATTCATTCAAAAGCTCTCTATCCCTGAAGAATTTAAGCTTAGATAAACTATAAGCTGTATTATCCCCACACCCCTATATACATTTTCCACTTTTAGAGCTTGTTAATATTTAAGCTTTTAATTAAAAGAAAAATAAAGATAACCCTAACAACCACATTATGAAATACGAATGTCCCTCCTGTTATTTGCAATGGCAAGATGAAAAAGAACCGTTTAACAATCTTTTTCATCCCCTCTGTACGTTTTGCTCTATCACCCACTCTCAGAAAGAACTTCTTAATTGGCAAATGGATCATCTTAAAAATATTAATCAACAAAAGATACACGAAGTGTTACGTCATTTCTATAGGTTTGTGGAATTGGAACTTAAGCTATTAGAGGAAAAAATTAATGATAAAATTGATTACGTGGAACATAAGGACAGCAGAGAAACCTAATACTTTTCGGTACCGTTTTACCTCTTTTGATAAAGATGGATGGGCAGATGCTCAGTTTTCTCTTCCGATCCCTTTTGATTTGGTAACCATTATGACAGAAAAAGGAGCCTTCCTGGGAGCGTGGTGGACAGAACAAAAATGGGACGGTTTGAGGTTAAAATCTACCGATTTAGTAGTTAAGTGGAAAAGGAGAAAATATGATCACATCACCTAAAAAAACTGTAGGTGCCCATGCGGTTGAACTTCAACAAAAAAAAGATGAAAAAATAAACCCTATTGATCTTCAGAGAGAAATCCACAAAGGAAATACGAACGAGGATTCTTTTGAAAATCAAGTGAGAGTCGCTGTAGAGAGAGGAATGAAGGATCTTGAAGGAGATTTTTATATCGTGGTCCTTTTTAAAAAAGAACGTCTTCTAAAAAACATCATTCGTCAGTATTTCTTTCCTCGAATCAGCTGTCCCACTCCAGAATATGATCAGATTGTTTATCAGTATGAAAGAAAAACAGAAAAATTAGAAATGCTCTGGGTAGTCCCTGATAAACAAAGCACTATAGATTTGCCTCTTATGGCGTCTTATCTTCCCCATGAACAAAGTGAACTTGTGGGCTTTGTGAGGGATTTTAATTCGGGAAAATTAGATAGAGTATGTGAGAAATTAAATAAAAAACATTGGATTAGCTTGAATTAAAATCGTTTTCATTTTAATTAGAAGGTAGTTCATGACACGTTTCCCTACGTTAATGGGACATGAATAAAATTTATAAGCTGTAACGCGGGTTCGCAATCGCAAAATGGAGTAACTATGGCATCTCAAACAGAGAATGTAGCTGAAGAAGTTCAGCAAGAGGAAGTCGTTCAACCTCAAGAGGAGATTTCTTCTCAAAGCCAAAATACTCAAGAAGCTTCTTCTGAAACAACTGAAGAAAATAGTAAAGACTACAACTTTAGGAAGTTAAGAGAGGCAAATAAACAACTTGAAGAGAGACTGAGAAAATCTGATGAAATTATTGAAACGTTTACAAGTTCTAATCAAGAAAGTCCTCCAGAGGCTCCAGAAGAAGAGTTAGGTGCTGAGGATCTCGCTGAAGGCCGACATCTTAAAAAGTTGGAAGCTAAAATCGAGAAATTGATGTATCAAAAAGAATTGGAAGCTATTCCCGATAAACTTCGAGGAAAATTTTCAGACTTTGATCAAGTTGTGACGAAAGAAAATTTGGAAAAATTAAAAGATTCCGAGCCCGAATTGTATCGAACCATCAGGACCGGAACGGATCTTTTTGCGAAAGGCGTCTCAGCTTATAAAACGCTAAAATCCCTTGGAATTATACAAGAGGAACAAGACTTGTCGAAACATAAAGATCACGTTCATTCTAACCACAGAAAGCCATTAAGTGCTCAAGCGGTTAAAGGCCAAGGAGCTCTACATGAAGCAAACATATTTGCCAATGGATTGACTCCCGAATTGAAAAAACAACTTCAAAAAGAGATGGCAGAAGCAGTGAAGTCTCGGTAAAAACCGAGGAACCTTATGACAACAACCACAAATGTGCTACCGGCTCCAGTACAGCAGAGTTTTTCTTATAAACTCTTGTCTGTCCCAGTGCCTTATATGATACATAATATTCCTGCGATGCTTAAGCATATGCCCCGTAATGGTGGTACTACACTAAGAATGCGCAGGTATAATCCATTGGCTACAGCTACTGTGCCTCTTGGAAATTCTGGTGTAACTCCCCCTCCTCAACAATTGACTGCGGTCAATATTGATGCGGAGATTGATTTTTATGGGACTTACATAATCTTGAATGAACAAGTAACCTTGCAAAACCAAGATCCAGTTCTTAATGAAGCTTCACAAAGACTAGGGGTCAGCCTTCGTCAAACTGAAGATGAATTGACTCGTAATATGCTAGCCTCAACAGCTTCTTCTATTAATTGTACAGGTGGTACTAACGGAGACAATCCAACAGAAATCACTCGTTCAGACGTGGATACAGTAATTCGTACCCTCGCTGACAATGATAGTTACACTATTTCGGATAACATCGAAGGTGAAGACAGGCTTGGTACAGCTCCTGTTAGGGATGCTTATTTTGCGCTAGGTTCAACACAATTGATTGGAGATCTAGAAACAGTTCAAGGCTTTATAGCTAAAGCACAATATCCGGCACAAGGTACTACCTTGAGACCAGAATGGGGATCCGTTTCTAACCTTCGTTTCTTGTTATCTAGCATTGGTAGCACCACAACTGCTGGTTCTAACAATGGTAATGATGTTTTTAATATCTTTTGTGTAGGTATGGAAGCATATGCCGTCGTAGAACAAGATGGTTACAGTGCTCAATTTATTTACAGACCACCAATTTATGATGGTCCTTTAGCGCTGAACGCAAGCGTTGGATATAAATTTGCTCAAGTTCCACGCATTACTAACGATGCATGGGTTATTAATCTTAGAACAACCCTAGCTATATAAGGAGGTAATGATGAACGGTACAATTATACAACAAGGAAGATTTACTTCCGATGGAACCGCCGAGACCATAAATCTTAGATCTGATGTGGATTGGATGGAAGTTTTCAATACGACTATTGCGGATGATGATACTCAAACGACTGCAGTGGGAGTACAATTTTATTGGCAACGTGGATTTGCGGCAGACAGAGGTATTGAATATCAAAAAGCCAATGCTGCTAATGCTTCAAATTTAACCACTTTTTTGGCAACGGGCGGATTTACTCTTCTCGATACTTCCAGCCAAACCCCTGAAGCTTTAGTGTCCACAATCACTGCTGTTTCAAATGCGACGCCTCCAGTAGTAACAAATACTGGAACTAACGGTTTGGTTGCTGGTGATGTTGTAAGAATGATCAATATCGTTGGTGCTCAACAACTTGGAGGAATAGATTTCACAGTAGGGAACAGTACTCTTGGTACTACAACTTTTAGTCTTGATTACATGGCTACAATAGTTGCCGGAACCACAGGTTCTTGGAGAAGGATTCCTAATGATCCACAGTATTATCCAAGAAAAAGAACCATTTCTGCCATTACGGTAGCTGCTAGTGCGGTTATTACTATGACCGTTACTCATGGTTATCTTGTAGGTCAAGCTGTGAGAATTAAAGTGCCCGCAGCCTTTGGAATGACTGAAATTGATAACATCATTGGTAATATTACTGCCATTAGTACGGCAAACAATACTATCACTGTTGATATTGATTCCTCAACATTTACAGCATTCACTTTTGCTTTGACTGCTGGTGTGCCTTTTATCGCGGCGGAAGTAATTCCAGTGGGAGAAACTGCCAATGATACTTTTGCAAACACTCTTGATGATGCAACAGATAACCGTTCCCTTATTGGAATGAGATTAGCTGCCGGTGTAGATAGTCCTGCCGGAGCAACATCTGATGTGATTTATTGGAGAGCTGGTAAGTCTTTTAGTGTTACTAACGAATAAATAAAAAGGGGGGAAACCCCCTTTTTTTTCACAAATCATAACTATTATACATAGGAGTCAGTATGACAGCATCATTGCAAAGACCTCGAAAAAATATGAGGAAGATAACCGATGAAGAAATGAGGAGAGATCGTGAAAAAGATCATAAAATAGTAAAAGGAATATTTAGATGTTATGAACCTCGTGGAGGCAGCCTGACATTTAGTTTTAAAAAATACAAAGGCGACGATGTTTTAAAATACACATTAGTGGATGGCGAAATTTGTGAAATTCCACTGATGATTGCTAAACATCTTAATCAAAATTGTTGTTATCCGCGTCACTCTCATGTTTTAGATGCAGATGGAAAGCCTTCTGTAGATGTTGGCAAAAAAATACAAAGATGTTCATTTGAAAGTTTGGAATTTCAAGATTTAGATTCGGATGAAAGTTCATGACCGCTTGTTATTCTAATCCTTCTCCTGCCTTTCAACCTGCAATGCGCATAATATCCTCTATTACGCTGGCAAATCCAGCAGTAATAACAACAAGTATTGATCATGATTATATTACGGGAGAGATTGTTAGAGTAATAGTTCCAAATAATTTCGGAATGAGACAAATTAATAATTTATATGGAACTATTACTGTAACAGGAGATACCACCTTTAGCATTGATATTAACACTATTTTTTTTGATACATTTGCTGCACCGAGTCCTTTGCCTGATGCCTATACGTGTGCTCAAATTATTCCCATTGGAGAAATTAGTTCTACTTTAGCAGGAACCACGAAAAATGTCTTACCCTCAGGAGATCGATAATGAGTGCTATTAGCTCGTTAACAGATATTAGAATTAAAGTGAGACGTCTTACTGGCCGTCCTTCCCCTCAACAAATTAGTGATGCTCAAATCGATGATTATGTAAATGTTTTTTATCAATATGATTTTCCAGAGCATTTAAGAGTATTTTCCAATACTGGTGCATTTAAATTTATGACGCAAGCTAATGTAGATCAATATTCTATGTTATCTCTTACTCCCCTTACGCCAAATTTTAATGAACTTGTAGTGGATTTTGATGGGTCAACTTTTGCGGCGGTAGATGTTTATTATAATTTACAACCTCCGGCATATATTGCAGGGTATCAAAGTTTTTATTCCCAATCCCGAGAACAGTTTTTTAGAACTTATCCCGCTCTTGGAGATATTACAACGAGTATTTTGGGAGATGGAACGACAGGACCCTATGCTTTTACACTCACGAATATTCCTGTTTTACAAAATTCTGTAACAGTAGGCGTGATTGATGATACTGGAGCAACAGTTCAAGTTGAGGATTCACCTCAGAGTAGGACTTCAGGGGATTGGTTACTCCTTAATTCCACTTCTTCATTGGTTGGAAGCATAAATTATGTTACGGGAGTGGGAACCATCACTTTTGCAAATGCAATTCCAACTGGCAATGAAATCACCCTCATATCTACTCCCTATGCCGCTAATAGACCTCAAGCAGTATTATTCTATGACAACGTTATCACTCTTCGTCCAGTGCCTGATAAAGCCTATCCAGTAGAATTGAATGCTTTTTTAACACCAGCAGCCCTTCTTCAAAGCACCTCGAACCCTATTTTAAAGCAATGGTGGCAATATTTGGCTTATGGAGCAGCGAAGAAAATATTTGAAGATTCTCAGGATCCGGAAGGCGTAGATCAAATCATGAAGGGATTTAAAGAACAGGAAACATTGGTATTGAATCGTCATATCGTTCAACAAACAAATGAAAGAACGTCGACCATCTACACAGAAATGACAGGTTATCCTTATGGCAATTTTAACAATAGATTCTAGGAGAAAATAATGGCTTATAATGAAAATATTCCTCAAGGATCTGATAATCCTTCCACAAGTCAAGGGCAAATTCTAGCAAATTTTCAGGAAATAGATACCGCATTCAATCTTAATCATGGAAATTTTAATGATGCGGATCAAGGCAAACATCTTTTCATGCAAATGCCTGAACAGAGTAGTGCGGCTGCAACAGCAGCAAATGAAGGTGCGATATATACACAGGAAAGCGCATTAACTGGGGTTACAGAATTAGTATTCCGAAGAGAATCCAATGGAACAGAAATAGAATTTACTGGGTCGACCGCCACTGCCAACGGATGGACGCGTCTTCCTTCAGGAATTTTATTAAAATGGGGTACAGGCTCAGGAAGTGGTATTACCGCAGTTAGCTTCCCTACAGGAGCATCGATTCCAATTTTTTCTTCAGTTTTAAATGCCATTATTTGTGTTTCAGATTCAAGCGCTTCTCCCAATACATTTGCTACGCTTCGAGGGTTTACCACCACTACTATTTCAATTTTTGGATCTTCAAGAACAACGACGGGCGCGACTTCAGCTGCATTTAGATATTTAGTTATAGGAACTTAAATGGTTTTAAAAAGCTTTCTTATAGGACCACTAACTGAAGGTCAACAAAATAATATTGAGCCTTTTTTTCTTCCCGAAGAAGCATATTTTGAACTTGAAGAAGCGTATGTATGGAGAGGGAGAGTGAGGAAGAGATTTGGATATTCTCTCCTTGGCTCGAATGATTTAAATTCTCGTCTTCGTATTAATATTGGAACGACTGCTGCCGTCACGGGAAACTTTCCTAGTACCGTGGTTCCTGGGATTATTTTTAAAATTGGTCAAGTATTTTCGATTGGGACGACAGTTTTTACCGTAAACGCTTTAGGAACTCCTGCTACTCTTTTAACGACTGGAGTCGCAACAGGTACATTTGATACAACGACTGGAGCTGTTATAATTACCGGCAATACAGAAAATCCTTCCACAGCCATCTTCTTTTACCCTGCTGAAGCCGTAATGGGATTACGAACCCGAGAAACAAGTACCATTAATGCGGAAGATGTTATCGCGTTTGATACACAATTTTCATATATTCGAAGTGGAGGGGGATGGGTACGATTGGGAAGCGCCCTCTGGTCGGGATCAGATTCAAGTTTCTTTTGGACAACAAATTATCGAGGGGCTAATCCATATGAAACATTTTTTTATGCTGTAAATAATACTGCAGCAGACAATATAAAATATATCCCAGAAGGTTCATCCACTTGGACAAATTTCCGTCCTCAGTTCAATTCTGCAGGAACCAATCGATTTTTAGAAACATGCCGTGTTTTACTTCCCTTCAAAGATCGATTAGTCGCATTTAACACTATTGAAGATGAAAATGGGACCGATAGAAAATATCAAAATCGATGTCGGTTTTCACAAAATGGTGATCCCACCAATGCTACAACTTCGTGGATTGATGATACAACCGGACGCGGAGGGTTTATCGATGCTCCCACTCAGGAAAAAATAATTACCGCTGAAAGCATTAAAGATAGACTTATTGTCTACTTTGAAAGATCCACATGGGAATTAGTTTATACGGGAAATACAGCCTTACCTTTTAGGTGGCAGCAAATTAACAACGAACTTGGAAGCGAAAGCACTTTTTCTGTGATAGGTTTTGATACTTCTGTTATAGGAATTGGAAATGTGGGAGTCCATACATGTAATGGCGTTAATGTTACACGAATCGATGAAAAAATTCCTGATGAAGTTTTTAAAATTCATAATGGCAACAGTGGCCCTGAGCGCGTATATGGTATTCGCGATTATTTTAACGAAACTGTATATTGGGCATTTCCTGATGCTTCTAATGATCCTACATTTCCAACGCGTATTCTTTTTTATAATTACAGAAATAATACCTGGGCTATTTTTAATGATTCTTTCACCTGTTTTGGATATTTTCAAAAGACTAGTGATTTGACTTGGGATACGGTGCCTGATACATATCCTACTTGGGATGAATGGAATAATCCCTGGGGTTCTCCCCTCTTTCAGTCTGCTTTTAGAGATATTATTGCAGGAAATCAAGAAGGATTTGTTTTTACAATAAATAACGGCCTTTCTTCAAATTCTCAATCTTTATACATTACGGATATGGATGCTGCCACTGAGCGGTTGACTGTGATAGATCATAATTTAAAGGTTGAAGATTACGTTCTAGTGGAAGAAGCCGCAGGGATTACAGCTTTAAATGATACGGTTTTTCAAGTTCAAGAAGTTATTGATAGCGATACTATTGTTCTAGATACTACATTTACAGGCACTTATACTGGAGCTGGAAAGTTAAGCCGAATTAGCAATATAAAAATTCTTTCCAAACAATTTAATCCCGGAACTCCAATCGGACAGCAATTTCGGGTCCCTTATGTAGATTTTTTATTAAATAGAACCACATCTGGTGAAATTTCTCTCAATTATTTGATCGATACTTCCTCAGGAGATGCCATACAAGATCAGGTTTCGAGTTCAACTTTGTTGGGGTCTAATGTTCTCTATACCCGTACGGAAGATAATCAGACTTTTCAGATTAATCAATCCCAAATTTGGCATCGCTACTATATTCAATCTCAGGCTCAATTTCTCCAACTTCTTTTTTTTATGGATGATGCCCAAATGAGAGACTTAGCGATTTCCCGATCTGATTTTGAACTTCATGCAATGATTTTTTATATTGAACCTCAAGGAAGGATTATTGGCTAATGAGTTCATCTTTTACTGGGAATCCCAACAATTTTTTACCCGAGAGCCACATTTTCCCTGAGGATAATGCTGAAGAACACGATGTCAAGCTCCGTCAATATCTTAATAATATTTCTTCTGCTGTTAATACTAAGGATAGCGGCTTATATACGGATGAAGAGGTAATAACCGGCCAACAGTTTGTCCCGACTTTTGGAACCAACACGAGTTCTAATTTGAATTATCGGGATGTTTTTAGAAAAGTTATTGATTTCGGAGCTCTTCCCAATGCTACTGTCAAATCCGTAGCCCATGGGATTGATTTTGATTCAAACTTTACCTTAGTTAAATTATATGGTGCAGCAACGAATCCGGGAAATCAAGCTGTTGCTTTGCCTCATTCAAGTACTTTAGCCTTGGCTAATAATATTTCTGTTTTTCTTACTACTACTCATATACAGGTTCAAACTGGAATAAATCGATCAGTCTTTACACGATGCTTTATCATTGTAGAATATATGAAAGTAGTGTAAAAGAAAAATTAAAACACAAAGGTATTAATATGGCATTTATGGACTTTTTATTCGGGAAAGGTGCAAAAACTAAGACTAAACCAATCTTTAATCCTCAACAAGAAGCTATTTTAAATCAGCTTTTGGGAGGCCTACAACAACAATTACCTCAAGGATTACAAAACCTTCAAAATATTTTAGGTGGAGGAGAAGAAGATTTTGCAGCTTTTGAAAGACCTGCAAGGCGAGGATTTGAACAAGAAACTCTTCCAACTATTGCTGAAAGATTTACTGGTGCTTTCGGTCCAGGATCTCAAAGATCTTCCGCATTTGGTCAGGCGTTAGGAACTGCAGGAAGAGAATTAGAAGAAAATCTTCTAGCAAAACGGATGGGATTACAAACGGATGCTTTATCACAATTAATGAGCATGTTAGGACCAGCCACCTCTCCCCGCCAGTATCAATATCAACAACCCAGACGCACTGGTTTTCTAGAAAGTCTCTTAACCTCCACGGCACAAGGATTAGGAGCGGGTTTTACTGGAGGTTTAGGACAAAGTTTGGGAGGAAAATTAGGAGTTAAAATGGGAGGGTCACCTTTATGACAATTTATACTACACCTGAAGCGTTTATAGATCCTACTCCTACTTTTGGAGAAAAATTGGGGACCTCACTTGGTACAGGCATTTCCTCGGGTTTAGAAATGCTTTTGCAAAGCAAAATGCAACAAATGCAACAACAACAAAAATTTTCTCAACTTCAATCGCTTTTAGGAGGCGCTCCCCCTTCAGAACCATCGGTAGAAGGAGAAATTCAGGAGAGGAAACCCCCATCCGAGGTAACGGATGAACAAATTTTAGCCATAGGGCAGCTAGACCCGAATTTAGCTCGTCTCCTCCAAGCTCAAAAAGAAGGAAGAACAAAAATTACAGAGGCTAAGGCAAAAAGAGAATTTGAAAGAGCAAAACCTGTCTTAGCAAGAGCCGATGAAAGGGCAGAAGGAATCACTCAAAAAGAACAATCACTAAATCTTATGGAAGATGCGGTTCAAACCGGTAATTTAGGATTTTTTTCTCCTGATAATTTAGCTAAAATTACAGGAGTTGAAGGCCTTCGTACTCCTAAAGGAGCTCAATTTATTTCTTCGGGGAAGGAATATTTTTTAGGATCATTAAAAAGAGCAGGCGCTCGTCCTAATCAATGGATAGAACAACAAATTCAAAAAATGTTACCTAGTATTGGAATAACAACTGAAGCGAACCAAACTATTTTAGAAGCCCTCAAAATCGAATTAGCTGTAGAAAAAGAACAACTAGATATCATTGATCGCCTTTCACAAGAAGATGAAGATAAATTAGGATATATTCGCGGGAATCTTGGTCAAAGAACCAGAAAAGAACTTCAAAAATTTGGCGATTCTGAACAAAAAAGACTCCAAGAGCGTCTCAGAGAAATTCAAAAAAAAGACACGGTGGAAACTGGTGAAGTAATAATGATTGATCCTCAAGGACGACGACGAGCAGTAGAAAAAAAAGACGTGAGAGAAGCTAAAACTGCAGGTTATAAATTAACATCATGAGTATTCAACAATTCGGACGGATTTTAGAAGAAGAGCCTGCTCTAGAAAAAGAACCTCAAACATTTGGAAGAGTGATAGGAGAAGAGCCTAAAAAGTTAACCGTTTCACAAAAAGCTGCACGTCGAACTCCCGCAGGGAGAGGAGGAAGAGCAGCTGCACGAGGAGGTTTAAAAGCTTTAGGAAGCGTTTTGGATTTATTTAAAGTTAGTGTAGATCCTGAAAAATATCCTGAAGAAAAATTTTCTTTTAAAGAAGCAGTTGATGTTCTTTTGCCCCAGCATCCGGAAGCTGGATTTGCAGAAAAAACAATTGAACGCGGTTCAGAAATTCTTCCTTATCTTTTAGGGGGAGAAGCCGCTTTGATTCCCAAGTTGGGCAGAGCCGGATTAGCAGCATTGCTAGGACAAACTACTGAAGAATTAGGGGGCGGAGAATTAGCTCAAACTGGAGCTGAAGTATTAGGATTAGGTTTGCCTGGCCTTAGGAAAAAGATTGTTCCAAAAAAAGCTCAGGAAAAATCAGTGGAGATGTTAAGGCGAAGAGGGCTTACTGAAAAAGAGATTGCTCCACTCATTCCTTCCGAAAGAAAAAGTGCATTAGTTGGAAAATTAGGTGCTCGAGGATTTAGAACTCAAAAAGCCGCCAAAAGAACTAGAGAGGCTCTAGGCGACTTGTACTCTCAAATAAGTGCTGAAGGAGAAAAACTCCCTATTCTTTCTTCTAATAGAGCTTCTCTTTTAGAATCACAATTAAGAGATAAACTTGAAAAATTACCTTCTTCTCTTAGGAGACCGGTAGAACAAGACTTGACTGATCTTTTTAAAAAGCCGGTGAAAGCTGATGAATTAATAAATTTTTGGCAGGATATTAATTCTCATATTGACTGGAGAAAAATGGGTCACGGCAAAAAACGTTTAAATTCTCTTAAAGAAACACTTTTTGAAGGTATTAAAGATATTAGTCCTGATCTCGCTCAAGATTTTGAAACGACTAATGCACTTTATGGAAAATTTAACACACTATATAAAAATCTTAAGCCTAGAGATTTAGATCGATTAATCGCTCTAGGAGAAACTGGAGCGGTTATTGGAGGTCTTCTTAAGTTCGGTCCGAAAGGTGCAATTGGAGCTCTCATTCCTGAAGTGGGAAGAAGAGTGGCTTCAGAAATGTTAATTAATCCTCGATTACAAAACCTCACCAAACAAATGGTAAAAGCTACTCAAGCTAATAAAATTGTTATTGCTAAAAAAATTAGCGAGCAAATTGAGAAAGAATTAAAAGAGAAAGACATCGACCTTTAATCTTCATTCCCCCCTATAGTATCCATGATCATCATCACAACACTCACAGCATCGACAGCAGTTTGTGTTGCTTCCTCTACATATCCAAATGACTCCAAAGATAAAAACAATAACTGCTAAAAAAGTCATTATTAATTCTCCTTTTTTATATAATGAATATTTAATCTGGACAATTGTGAATACATACTAAGTAAAACATTATATAAGTATAATTCCATTTGGTGCTGTTTTAATAAACATTTATTTCTTATATTAAATTCAAAATAATATTTATCAGGATCAAATACACAATCCTCTGCATATTCGAGTTTCCTTTTTACTTTCAAAATTTTCTGTCGGATCCGTGGTGGTGTAAGATTATAATCCCTGGCTATTGAAGAATACGTTTCTCCTTTTAAATATCTTAAATACATGCGCATTGTTATTTCAAACTTTGCTGATGGATCATAGAATCTTTTTAAGGGATTGTTCATTTTGTTTTCTCTATTTTAATATGCGAGTCTTCACCTTTTTCGATTAATTTTACTTTCTCAATAAGTATTCGATTTATAAATGTTCCTAGCGGGATGTTTGAAAACGCCGCATAGCCCTTAATTTTTGCCATTAGTTTCTCTGAAATGTTTACTGTAAGTCTTTTAATTTTAGGTCCATTCATATGTGTATTCCTGCTTTTCTGTATTCTATCACACTAAATACAATAAAAGCACGACTTAAAATTATTAAATATATTATTACAAAAGAAATGACAACCCTATTTTTGAGGACAACCACATGGCTAAAAGAACCACGGCATACGGAACAAATAATCCTTTACAAGACGTAATGCCCCTTCCTGTAATTGCTACCCGTGTACCGGCTACAACCGATACCCGTTATGAACTTGGACAAAAATGGATTAATACATCCACAAACCAAGCTTGGGATTTAACAAGCGTTGTAGCGGGAAGTGCTACTTGGGCTCTTTCTTCTCCGGGCGCTTCAGATGTAGATACTTTGACGGGAGATAGTGGAGGAGCGCTTTCTCCAGCAGCCGGGAATATTACACTTACGGGGGGCACAAATATTACAACACCTGGTGCGGGTTCTACAATAACTTTCAATTTGGACGCAGCAATCACACTCGCAACTTCAGTTACTACTCCTATTTATACGGTTGCTGCTGCTACTGATATGAATATTAGGGCCTCGACTGGCCAAGATGTTATCATCAGAATGGGTGATAATGCTGGAGCTAATAATGTTTCATTTCAGGATTCAGATGATGCAGAAGTATTTGCTATCGATTCTAATGGTGGGATTGGCACTTTAACAGCTTTGACAGTGGCGGGAGCCTTTACGCAAACCGCAGGCGTTGTAAGTATCAGTGAAGATAATTCTGCGAATGCTGTAGGAATTGCAAATGGAACAACTGCGAGGGCGGTAACACTAGCGAGCTCAGCTGCAGCACATACAGTGACGATCGGATCGGCGACTGGCGCGGCTTCTTTGGATCTGGTTGCAGGAACTGGAAACTTCACCTTAGAGGGAGCAACAGCCTCAACATATGATATTTCTGGAACGGGCGCTAACACTGGCGCCATCACGATTTCGGGTGGAACAGGAGCACAAACGACTAATATAGCAACGGGCGGAACTGGAATTAAAACGTTGAATCTTGCCACCGGAGCCATTGGAAACGTAGTTACGATCGGCACCGTTACAGCAGCAGCGAGTCTCGATCTTCTGTGTGGAACTGGAAACTTCACCCTCGAAGGTAATGTCGCCTCAACTTATGACATTTCCTCAACTGGAGCTAACACAGGAACAGTTACTATTGCAGCTGGAACAGGGGCGCGAACTGTCAATCTGGCTACAGGAGGGACTGGAGTTAAAACCGTTAATCTGGCTACCGGTGCTATAGGAAATATCGTTACAATTGGTACTGTCACAGCAGCAGCGAGTCTCGATCTTCTGTGTGGAACTGGAAACTTCACTTTAGAAGGTAACGTAGCCTCTACATACGACATTTCTTCTACAGGAGTCAACACCGGTACTGTAACAATTGGAGCCGGAACTGGAGCGAGAACTGTTAATTTAGCGACAGGTGGAACCGGGATCAAAACGGTTAACCTTGGGACTGGAGCAATTGATAATGTAGTGACAATTGGTACCGTAACAGGAGCTGCAAGTTTAGATCTCCTTTGTGGAACAGGAGACTTCACCCTCGAAGGGAACGTCGCTTCCACCTATGATATATCCTCAACAGGAGTCAATACTGGAACGTGTAGGTTCGCTTCGGGTACTGGTGCGAGAACTGTCGAGCTAGGAGGTGGTGGTACTGGTATAAAGACAATCAATATCGGCGCTGCTGCAACAGCAGACGTCATTACCATTGGTACCACTACTGGAGCTGGAAGTACTACAATTGTAGCCGGAACAGGAGACATTATACTAACTGGAACCGTTAAGGACATTCAGACAGAGCACATTTTTAGTTCAGGTACTGATTTAACAGTAACTCAGTCTCCAATCATGCAATCCGCTCTTACGACTGGAGCAGCTCCTTCGGGTGCCGATGGCGACGTCAATCTAATGTATCTACAAGACGGATGCTTAATGGAAAGTTTTATCATAGGCACCCAGACTATCCTGGCCCCTCGCATGAGTGCTAATGGTCTGGCCATTGAATTGGATAATACTAACGCAGAAGGTGTGGAATATAACTTTGGCGCCAGAAGTAATGCTAAACATGCTTATACCATTGGAACAAGTGCAGCTTTCTTCTTCTCAGCCACTCTAACGGTAGTGGACCTTAGTGGGTGCGCTCCTTTGATGGTTGGATTTAGAAGGGTGGCAGCAAATAATAGTGTTATAGCTGACTATACGGATTATTTTTGTGCAGGTCTGAACACCGCTACTTCTATCACAGAGGTAGTTCTTTTAGATGAGCTGAATGGAGGAGGACAGACAATAACTAATAGTACTACTGTTTGGACCGGCGGAGACACCGGAACAACGACTATTAGAGTTCTTGTTTCAGCTGCAGGAGTTTGTACTTATACAATCGATGGTGGAGCTCCGGCTGTCACAAATGCAGTGACTTTCGATAATGCTGACGTCGTAATGCCATTTATCCATTTTCTCAACGGCGCTGATGTAGCTGGAGAAGTTGCCTTAACTGCGATGAGCTGTGGATTCCAAGCTTAAAATAAATAAGGAGGCAATATTGATGGTAACATCCTTGACAATTTTTTTTGGATGGGGCATTCCTGAGAATAT